CCTATATAATTCTAGAGCAACTGATTAGATTATAAGGCTTTTTCTATATAATACAAACAGACAGAACAACTGAACCAACCTATATAGACCTAGATAATTTTATAGATGGCCATAAACTAACTATAGTTTTTTGAGATTTGAGAAATTAAAAATATAATATTGCAAGGGTGCAGGCAAAAAATCTGCATTTTCTTATATATATATATGCAGGTGAAACATATGCACAAAAATCTAAGGGTCTATAGACAAAGCCGAGTTTATATAGTTTATATAGTATTATAAATATATTAATATGTTATTATTATTATTATATTTTAATATACTACTTGAATTATAAAGTATATATATTATATATATTATATATATTATATATAAACTTATAAAGGCATAATTTTAGTTGCCTTTTCTGTTAAAGTATGGTATAATAATATTATGGAAGAGATAATTAATTATAAAAACAACTGGGATAAAACACTAAAGTACTATTCTAAACATGATTTCCTTACATTTGTACGTTTATTTGCCCCTACATTAGTCTCTGACTGGCAAATGGGTAAACATATAGAAGTAATATCAGAAAAATTAAAACAATTAGAAGAAGGAACTATAAAAAGGCTAATGGTTTTTTTGCCTCCACGTAGTTCTAAGTCTGTTATCTGTTCAAAACTATTCCCAGCTTGGTATATTGGAAGGAATCCAGAACATGAAATACTTACAGTCAGCCATAGCGACCAGCTTTCTAGCGATTTCGGTAGGTCTGTTAGAGATATCGTATCAACTAAGTCTTTTCAAGATGTATTTACAGGTGTGGCTCTTAGGACAGACGTTAGAGCAGCAGGAAAATGGAAGACAAACAAAGGAGGAAGCTATTATGCAGCCGGAGTCAAGAGTCAAATCGCAGGAAGAGGAGCACACATAGCCATTCTTGATGATGTGATGTCTGAAGAAGACTCATACTCAGCAGCAGGAAGACGATATGTAAAAGAATGGTATCCTGCAGGACTAAGAACACGTATTATGCCTAACGGAAGTATTCTTATAATCAATACCAGATATCATTATGATGATTTATGTGGATGGTTATTAAAACAACAATCAGAATTTTCAACTATTCTACCTTGGGAAGTAATAAGAATACCTGCATGGTTAGATGAATCTAGTGCTGAGTTATTAAAGTTACCTGTAGGTGGTAGTTATTTTCCTGAATGGAAAACAAAAGAATCATTAGAGATTGATGAACAAGAAATCAGAGCTTCTAATGGTGCAAGATACTGGAATGCATTATATATGCAGGACCCAACACCAGATGAAGGTGGCCTCATAAAAAAGAAGTGGTTACAATGGTGGGAGTTTGATGAACCACCAGCATGTGATTTTATTATTCAAACATATGATACTGCTTTTTCTACAAAAACTACTGCCGACTATAGTGTAATACAAACCTGGGGTATCTTTTCTAGGTATGAACCAAATGAAAATGGTTATGAAGATTATGTTTCAAATATAATTTTATTAGGAAACATGCGAGGCAGATATGAGTATCCAGAACTAAGACGTATAGCACAAATGCTCTATGATGAATTTAATCCTGATGTATGTATTATAGAAAAGAAAGCATCTGGTCAATCTTTGATACAAGATATGCGTAGAGCTGGATTACCAGTGCAAGATTATGTACCAGACAAAGATAAAGTATCCAGAGTGTATGCAGCATCACCAATGATTGAAGCAGGCAGAGTGTGGCTACCTAAAAATAAAAAATGGTCTGATGATTTATACACAGAGATTTTACAGTTTCCAAACTCGGCTCATGATGACCAAGTTGATGCAATGACAATGGCCATACATTACATGAAAGAATCCTGGAGATTAACGCATCCAGATGACCCATATATGGAAGAAGAAAATAAAAGTAAAAAAAGGGTTGCATATTGGCGAGTTTAATGGTATAATGTATATAAGAGAAAAAAATGAATCAAAATGAATTATATAAAACTTTAGCTGTAGAAACTCCAAGGCCTGAGATAGTAGAGACTCCAAAGCCTGAAGTTGCTGTAGTTAAGCCACAAAAAAGTATTACAGATGAAGAAGCTGGATTTGAACTAGATAATTTAGCAACAAGTTTATATGAGCAATATGAAAAATTATCTCCAGCACAAAGATTTGTTGCTGAAGTTGCACCTGGAACTGGTGAAGCTATATCAGCATATGAAACACCAAAGTATGCTAGAGAAACAAAAGAAGCATTCGAAGAAGGTAATTATGGTCAAACTGCTATTAAAGGATTATTAACTGCAATGTCAGCAATAGGGTCTGTACCAATTTTAGGAGCAGCAGTTAGAGTTCCAAAAGCTATAGTTAAAACAGGTGCTAAAAAAATTGCAGAAAAAATACAAGATACTATTCCTATTTTTCCAAAGCCACAAAGAATGTTTGAAGATAAAGTATTAGAAGGTGCAGGTTATAAAGTATCTTATACAAAAAATGTTAAAGGAAAAGATAAAAGAATAGTTGAGGATTCTACTAAAGTTGTTTCAAATAAAGATATTAAAAAAATAATTGAAAAAAATATAGGAGATTTTAAAGCAGGTCAATATTTAAATCCTATAACAAAAGAAAATATTACAGGTAAAAATTTTGAAAATGCTACTATCTCTATTACACCTGAGGGTAAACCAAGTTTTATAGCAAAAAATGTTGAGGTAGAAAAAGTAGGTAGTCCTGATATAAAAGGAGCAACAAAAATACAAACAAATTTATTTAAAAAAAGTGCAGGATGGAAATGGTTAAATGCTCCTAAAGGTTTTGAAAAGGTACCTACATTAGTATCTATTGAAAATAAAAAGAAACACTATTATACATTACAAGCTGATTTTCCTCAAGGTACAAATTTGAAAAGATATTCTAATAAAGTAGATGAACCTAAATTAAGACCTACTATTAAAGGATTTGTTAATTTAGGAAAACCTATTGGGACTATATCTGTAAGAGGAAAAGAACATCCAGTATATGATAAAATTATAAATAGAAAAGCAGGGGGAGCTATATAAATGGCGATAGAAAAAAATCCATTTGACAAAAAAGAAGAATCAACTAATGTAGTAAACATAAATGCTACAGTACCAGAAGATGAGAATGTATCTTTTGAATTAGATAATGATGGTGGGGTTGTAGTAAACTTTGGTGAAGAAGGAATAGAAGAAGAAGTAACAGCAAAAGAATATTATACTAATCTTGCAGAAGATATGGAAGAAGGTTTGTTAAATGATATTGCTAATACTGTTATTGATAATTTTCAAGCTGATAGAGATTCTAGAGGTGAATGGGATTCAATGTTTGAAAGAGGATTTGATTTACTAGGATTAAAACTAGAAGATACAACAGAACCTTTTGAAGGTGCATGTACTGCAGTGCATCCGTTATTAATTGAGTCTGCTGTTAAGTTTCAAGCAAAAGCCTCACAAGAATTATTTCCATCTGGTGGTCCTGTAAAGGCACAGATATTAGGAAATCAATCTGTAGAAAAACAAGAACAAGCTAATAGAGTTCAGAACTTTATGAACTATCAAATAACTGAGCAGATGCCAGAATATTTTGATGAGTTTGAAAGAATGTTATTTCATTTACCATTGATAGGTTCTGCTATTAAGAAAGTATATTATGATGCCGGACTAGAAAGACCAGTATCAGAGTTTGTACCTATTGACCAATTCTATGTTTCTTATTATGCTTCTAATTTAAAAAAGGCAGATAGATATACACATCTTATTTATCGTAATCCTGTAGATATTCAAAGAGATGTTGACGCTGGAGTATATGCTGACATAGATTTACCTACACCATCTAATCCAACACAAACAAATTTATCATCAAAATTAAATACTATTATGGGTATATCACCAACAGCAGATAGTGACCCACAATATGTATTATTAGAACAACATGTACATCTTGACATTCCTGACCCTGAATGTGAAGAAGGTGAGTTTGCTCCTTACATTATTACAGTAGAGGAGGAGTCTCGTCAGGTACTTAGTATTCGTAGAAACTATAGAGCCAAAGATGCAAATAAAGAAAAGAGAATGCATTTTGTTCATTACAAATTTGTACCTGGGTTCAGTTTCTATGGGTTAGGTCTTATACACTTCTTAGGTAATCTTACATTAACAGCCACATCAGCTATGCGTAGCTTAGTAGATGCAGGTCAGTTTGCTAATTTACCTGGAGGATTTAAGGCCAAAGGAGTAAGAATGGTGGGCGATAACGAACCTATTGCTCCTGGTGAGTTCAAGGAGGTCGAAGCAACAGGTATAGATTTACAGAAGGCGATTGTTCCTCTCCCATATAAAGAACCTTCTGCTACTTTATTTAGTATGCTTGGATTTGTAACTGCTGCTGGTCAGAAGTTTGCAGACAGTACAGAACAAATTGTTTCTGATGCTGCCTCCTATGGACCTGTTGGAACTACTATGGCTTTAATAGAAGCTTCAAGTAAATTCTTTTCTGGTATTCACAAAAGATTACATAAATCACAAAGAGATGAATTTAAAATTATTGCAGAAATAGATTATGATTATCTACCAAATCAATATCCATATGATGTTCCTAATGCAAGTAGAGAAATATTTAAAAAAGACTTTGATGGTGCAGTAGATGTTGTTCCTGTTAGTGACCCTAATATACCAAGCAATGCACATAGAATGATGTTAGCTAATATGGCATTACAGATGGCACAACAATCACCACCAGGTATGTTTAATCTTGAAGCATTAAATAGAACAATATTAAATGCTGCTAATATGCCTAACATAGAAGAGATATTACCACAAGCACCTAGACCACAACCATTAGACCCAGTGTCTGATATAGCTGCTGCAACTAAAGGTATACCTATTTCAGCTTTTCCTGGTCAAAATCATGACGCACATATTCAAGTTAAGATGTCATATTTATCAGACCCAATGAATGGAGCTAATCCTATTATGGCTAGATTAAAACCTATTTTAGAAGCTAATGTTCAAGAACATACTCTTATGAAGTATCAAGAACAAATGAGTGGCACAACAAAACTAATGATGGAACAAATGCCTCAACAAGCTCAACAGCCTTCTCAAATTGAAGCTATTATGGCTGCTGCAGCTCAAGAAGTTCTTAATGCTAATATGGCAATGGGTAAACAAATGTCACCAGAGCAACAACTAGTAGCATTAGAGCAGGCAAAAGTAGAACTTGAAAAAGAAAAATTAAAACTAGATGCTGCAAAAGAAAATGCAAAGATAGCTATTGAAGCTCAAGGATTAGATATTAAACGTCAAGCTCAAATGCTTGATGCTCAAGATAAAGGATTAACAGCTCAATTAAAATCTGAAAAATCTAATGCTGATAGAACAAGTAGAGAAGCTTTAAAACAATTAGATGTTATGACAAAGCTTGCTATTGAAGATGAAAAAATACAATTAGAACAACAAAAGATGTTATTTGATTCTGCAAAGAAACAAGCAGATGTAGAACAAAAAGAAGACAAAGACGTACTAAATTTTATTGAGAAATCAAATAAATAATTTCTAGGATTTATAAATTTCTACTGACTGACCTAGCAGACTTGCCAAGACAGTAGAGTAACAAAGGAGAAGAAAATGGCGAATACAACTTTTAAAGGACCAGTCAGGTCTACAAGAGGTTTTCAAATTGCAACGAGAGATTCAAGTTCAGATGTTGAAACAACTAGAATGAGTTCAGGTATGCCTGACTTAACTGGTTTAGGATTTAATGACTTAGCAACTGGTGCAGGAATTACTTTAGTTGATATGAAATTAAATGTAGTAAATTACACAGGAGCTGCAGCAGCAGCAGCAACTTTACCTGCAGCAGTAGAAGGTTCAGTTTGTGTATATGTTCAATCAAAAGAAACAGCAGGTGGAACAGCTACTTTAACTTTTAATGCAGCAGGAGATGATGTTTGGAAAACTGGTTCTGTTATTGAATCAAGAGCAACCAATGAAGTAGCATTTGATATTTCTGCAGCAGGTGAAACTCAATTAGTTTTCACACCTGCAAACGCAGCTACAAATCTATTTACTATTGGTAGTAAGATTGCATTTATTTGTTATGAAACAGGTACATGGGATATTGCTGCTGAGATGGGTGGAGCACCAACATTGTTAACAGGTGCATTTGCTTTCGCAGCTTAATAATAAAAGGAGTAATTTATGTGGAATAAACCTATTATAAAAGAAATCAGTGTAGGACTAGAAATTAATTGCTATGCATGTGCTGAGTTATAGTGGAAATATTTGACGAAGTATTAAAAGTCTATGATGAGGAAATTAAGAAGTTACAACAAACATTAGGTAATGGTTCAGCTTCTGATTATCCTCATTATAGACAAATGGTTGGTTCTATCACAAGTATAGAATGGTGTAAAAATAATTTAAAACATATTTTAAAACGAAGAATGGAGGATGATTAATGCAACAAGTAGCTTTAGGCAAAGCAATGCAAAACAGTTCATGGATATCTAATGACGATACATTAGACCCAGATGTTTTACCAGGATTGCCAGGGTATCACGTTTTAGTTAGACCAATAAGTATTAAAGAAAAAACTAAAGGTGGTATTATATTACCAGGAAGTGTTAAAGATGATATATCTTATTTAACAACAGTTGGTAGAGTATTAAAGATAGGTAACTTAGCTTACAAAGATAAAGATAAGTTTCCAAATGGTGCCTGGTGTAAAGAAGATGACTATATTTGTTATGGTAAACATGCTGGACAAAAGTTATTTTATAAAGGTACTAAACTATTATTGTTATTTGATGACCAGATAATAATGAAGGTTGAAGACCCAACACATCTTGACCCAACATTTAATTTAACAAATATGTAAATAAAGGTTGCATTTTCTTGTAAAATGTGGTATAATAATAATAAGCACGTAATACGTTTGTTTCGTGCACAACGGAGGATAACATGGAAGACAACTGGAGTGAAGTAAATACTTCTCAAACAAAAGAAGAACCGAAAGTAGAATTTGAAATTGAAGAAAAAGAAAAGGTTGAAGTAAAACCTGAACCAGTAATAAAAGAAGAGCCTAAACAAGAAGCACCAATACCAAAAGAAGAGCCTAAAGAATTAGATGGTATTGAAACAAAAGGTGCAGAAAAAAGAATTAGACAATTAATACGTCAAAGAAAAGAACGAGATGAACAAATTAATCACCTCATTCATCAAAACGAAAAGTTAAAAAATTCTTATACAACTAAAGAAAACGAGTTTCATCAAGTAAGTAAATTAAACTTAGATGCTACTGAAAAACAATTAAAAGATAAATTAGAGTTAGCAAGAACTGCTTATGCTGATGCCTTTGAGGCACAAGATAAAAATAAATTATTAAAAGCACAAGAATCTTTAAATGAAGCACAAACTGATTTAAAAAATGTAGCAATAACAAAAAGTAAATTTA